TACGCCGTGATAAAGCGGCTGAAGCCAACGACATTATGAAGCGTATGGGCGCATTTATGGGAGCGTAATGTGACTTTAGATGAGATTGAAAACCTGTGGCAGACCCAAAAGTCTGCCATGAATGTGTGGCATGACCGTATGCACGAGATGCCTATGCACTTACTCATAGACTTAGTGCTTGAGTATATCCCACATGGCACTGCTGTGAAGATACTCAGTGACATCCAGAAAGACATCAATGAATCCATAGAGGAGGAAACTAATGGACTTGAATCTACGACTCAGTAAAGCCAAGACTGCACTTGTCTTGGAGCATCCTTTCATCGGCAGTATCGCCATGAATATGCCCTTCCGCATCACTGAAGAAATCCCAACTGCCGCTACTGATGGCAAGCAAGTGATGTTCAACCCTGACTTCTGCGAACCATTGACCGATGAGGAACTCAAGTTTCTTGTTGCTCATGAGTGTTTCCACCCAATGCTTGAGCATAACTTCAGACGCAATAACCGTGACGGTTTCAAGTGGAACATGGCAGGTGACTATGTCATCAACAAACTGCTGACTGACGAGGGTATCGGTAAGATGCCACAAGGCGGTCTGCTTAGTGACGACATATATAATGCAGGTGGCGGCACTAGTGATGGTATCTACAACAACCTTCCTGATACACCCGAAGATGGGCGAGGCTATGGCGGTGAAGGACAACCCTTTGACCAGTGTATGGATGGTGAGGGTAGCCCTGCTGAACAAGCTCAACAGCAAGCCGAGTGGAAAGTCAAAGTTGCTCAAGCGGCACAAGCCGCCAAGATGATGGGCAAACTAAGCGCAGGTTTGGAACGACTAGTCGAGAATGTTCTGCAACCTAAAGTCCACTGGGCTGATGTGCTTCAGAACTTTGTTATCAAGCAACGCACTGATGACCGCTCGTTTGCAAGACCTAACCGCAGGTTCATACAGCAAGGTATGTATCTACCAAGCGTAACAGGTGAAGCATTGGGTGAGATTGCTTTCGCTGTCGATTGCTCTGGCTCAATCGGGCAAGAGGAGATTGACCAGTATGCGGCAGAGATACTCAAGGTGCATCAAGACCACCACCCTGCCAAGTTGCATGTTATTTACTTTGATTCCGAGGTGTCACACCATGATGCCTATGAACAAACAGATACACCTGTAATCAAACCACATGGCGGAGGCGGCACTGCCTTTAGTCCTGTGTTTCAGTTCATGCAAGACAATGACATCAACCCTATTGCTTGCGTGTTTCTAACTGACCTGTGCTGTTACGACTTCGGTGACGCACCAGAATATCCTGTGCTGTGGGTATCCACACACAGTGACCAAGCACCATTCGGTGAAGTAGTAAAGATGGAGGTATAACAATGGCTACTGTAAGATTCTCAGATACACTTAAAGATACTATTCGTTCTAATGCTAGAGCGATGTTCAAGACTAACATTGAAACTGCGAAGGCGAATGTGCCTTCACACTGGGCTGATAAGATGTATCAGTCCTTCTTCCCTCAACACGCTCGTTCTCAATTCGACGCACTGCCAGACTACGCAATGGCTAAGAAAACACAGATTGAGTTCAGCGGATTTCACAATGCACCAGAGGATGTATTTCAGACTGGTTGCCATACGCAAGACGCATACAAATGCGAGGTTATACGTCTTGAGTTCAGCAAGCCTATGCGTTGGCCTGACAACTTCAATGAGAATGTCACTGCCTTCAAAGCTAACTGGCGTGAAGGCACTTGTGACTTCAATAATGGGCGTTGGGATTGGCTCAAGGTTGAGTTCAAAGAGTATGTGCGTGGCATATTCAATGCCGAAGCAAAGCAAGCCGAGTTCATCGACGGGCTAGACAAACTCATGACAACTTATTCCACTCTAGCACCCGCACTCAAAGCGTTCCCTGCCCTATGGGATTTGCTAGATGAGGATGCCAAAGACAGACACAAGAAGATTGTCGAACGCAAGAAGAAAGACGCAGATGAGATTGGTGTTGACCTCAACAGCATGACTGCGGCTGTAACATTTTCCAAGCTAACACGATAAGAGAGGTATAAACTTATGACATGGTTGCAAACAGATAAGCGTGGCGTGACTAACTACAGTGACGCAGAATCCCTATGGTCTAGAGTGCGAAGCCCTGCAAAGGGTAAGCCTGTTACTGGTTGGTTGCGTATGTTCAAGCAAGACAACGGTAACTTCCTATTCAAACTCGTCAACTACGGCGAGCAAAACCTGTGTGAACTGACACCTGACAACAAGTTGCGGTTCGTCATGCCGAGTGAAACATTCCGTAACAATGCGCAAACTCTTGTATCGGCACTGCATCGTTGGCTACCTATCACCACTATGCGACATCGCACTGGGCTATACCGTATTGCAGGTAGCAAGCCTGTGATGGACGAGATGCAGAAGCTATACGATGCAGATGGTGGAGATGCGGCTGACCCTTACTATGGATATAAATATTCACTGTATGGACATTATATGCCAGTGATGCGAGAGAAAGCCTATTACTTTGGTGGCATTGAGTTCGATATTGTCAGCGGTGAGTGCCTCAATCCACAACCAGATGTGAAGATGATTGAGAAACCAGAGGAGCGCAAGCAATGGCGCAGGGCATTGGCTAAGTTCAAGAAGGGTATCAAGGCTCGTGTCAGAGTCCATGCTTTCGATGGCATCATTGATAAGATGTGGGCAGAACGTCAGGCACAGAGTAACCGATGGGATTGGCGACAGCCTGACTGGGCATCTAAACAATGGTTAGACCTGCTTGAACATTGCATTCGCCACAACGAGTTCCCACAAGAACTGCTTATGGGTCTGGCCCAGACGACACCTAACGGATACTACCGCAGTGTCAAACCTGATGGGCAAGATGTCCTACAGGCTCTTGACCATGTGTGTAACAACCAAAGCATCGCACTGCGCCAACGGTTCGGAGTATTTGAAACGGAGGCAAAGGAGTGAGTGTAATTGTTTGGGATGGTAAGAAACTTGCCACGGACAGACAGGCTAACGATGGCTCTATGAAATGGGAGTCAGAGAAAGCGTGGTATGTAACCGATGGTGTTACTGGTGAGGAATGTATTGTGTCGGGCGTAGGTATGCTCGGCAACATACTAAAGATGCGCGAGTGGTTCAAAACAAAAGACCGCCCAGCGCTGGACATCAAGTCAAACACAGCAGAACTTATTGTCGTGAACCGACAGGGGTTATCTGTCTGGTCTGCAAACGGAACATCCGTAGAGCTATCCGCACCTATGGCTTTCGGAGATGGTAGAGAGTATGCGCTTGGAGCAATGGCAATGGGAGCGACAGCCGAAGAAGCTGTCCAAGTTGCCAATGAATATTCTTTACATTGTGGTAAAGGTGTAGTTATATATACTTTACATGAAGGTAAGGTAGAAGGAGATGAGAATGGCAAAACCTAAGAAATCTAAGGCTGAGAAGGTGTGGGCATACCTACTCAAAAACAAACTGGCTACCCCTGCGGAGGTGTCTAAAGCCACTGGTGTCTCGTATGGATACACCCACAAACTAATGCAGAAGATAGGGACACCGAAGGAAATCTTTGAGGCTGAAGTGGCTAAGCCTAGCTTTGAAGAACCAAAGCCTATGGGTCGTGCTGAGATATTGACGGAGGCATCACGCCTGACAACAGATTCTCGTGAGAAGTTGCACGGCACTATGGAGTCTAACTTCAACTGTATCGCTGACTTATGGAACGCATACCTCAAGGGTAAACACCATGAGCTAGACGCAAGTGATGTTGCTTTGATGATGACATTGGTCAAGGTATCTCGTGCTAAGAACAACCCAAGTCACGCAGATAACTGGGTGGATGGTGCAGGTTACATGGCTTGCGGCGGCGAAGTTGCTACCGCCAATGTTGAGTATGCAGACCTAAGCAATGACGGACTGCCAATCGCAGAAGGAGTGAACTTGTAGTATGGACATCGTAACCATTGACTTTGAAACCTATTACGACAGGCAGTATTCGCTGTCTAAGATGACCACGGAAGCCTATGTCCGTGACCCTCGGTTCGAGGTGATAGGTGTATGTGTCAAGGTGAACGATTATCCTACCGATTGGTATAGCGGTAATGATGTGGGTAAGTTTCTTAACTCGTTGGACTATTCCGACAAGGCGATACTTGCCCACAACACCGCATTTGATGGGGCTATCTTGTCATGGCACTACGGTATCAAGCCTAAGTTCTGGTTCGATACTCTGTCTATGGCAAGACCCCTACACAATGCTGTGGTAGGCGGTTCGCTTAAGGCACTGACGGCGCACTATGGGTTAGGGCAGAAGGGTGATGAAGTGTTCAACAACCTTGGCCGTCACCGAAAGGACTTCACACCAGAAGAACTTGACAGGTATGCGGCTTACTGTGTCAACGATGTTGAGCTTACCTACCAACTGTTCCAGAAGTTAAAGAAGGGCTTCCCTATATCTGAGCTTATGGTCATTGACCAGACGATACGGATGTATACACAACCTGTTATACAACTCGACACGGATGTGCTTGCACAGCACTTGGAGAAGGTTAAGGCTGATAAGCGCAAGCTGATTGATGACTTGGCATTGAAGGGGCTGAGTGCAGAGAAGGTCAAGAAAGCCCTTATGTCTAACCAGATATTCGCCAAGCTGTTGCAGACCGTTGGCGTTGAGCCGCCTATGAAAACAAGTTTACGCACAGGCAAGCAATCGTTTGCGTTTGCAAAGACAGACAAAGAGTTCACTGCTCTGCTTGAGCATCCAGACCCACGAGTTCAGAACCTTGTGGCGGCAAGGCTAGGCACAAAGTCTACCATCGAAGAAACACGCACAGAAAATCTAATGAAGGTAGCGGAGCGTGGCGCGTTGCCTATCATGCTTAATTATTATGGCGCACACACTGGTCGTTTCTCTGGTGGAGACAAGCTAAACCTACAGAACCTACCACGCAACGGAGCAATACGGAGTGCGCTGACTGCACCACTGGGCGAGATACTAATAGCTTGTGACTCGTCACAGATTGAGGCCCGAATGGTTGCGTATGTCGCAGGACAACATGATCTGGTGCAAGCGTTTCGTGAAGGGCGTGATGTTTACAGTGAGTTCGCATCAGAGATTTACGGTAAGCCTGTAACTAAGGCAGACAAGATTGAGCGGTTCGTTGGTAAGACCTGTATTCTCGGCTTAGGTTATGGCATGGGGCATGTTAAGTTCCGTAACACGCTTGCGCTTGGGCAGGGAGGCATCAGTGTAGACATTGATGAGAACGAAGCACAACGTATTGTCAGGCTCTACCGCCAGAAGAACCACAAGATTGTGGAGCTATGGAATAAATGCGGTCACGCGCTTACGACAATGGTTGCAGGTGGAAGCGGTAACATTACAGACCTGCTACCCTACGACAGCAAAGGCATCGTCCTACCGAACGGCCTACGCATACAATATAATGCGTTGCGCCAGACACCAGATGGCTTTGAATATATCGCAGACGCACGAACCTATAAGAAACTAGTGAAGGCTAGGGTCACTTCAGGTGAGCAGATAGCGGTTGACTGGACACGCATCTACGGCGGCAAGGTCACAGAGAACATAGTCCAAGCGTTAGCTAGGATTGTGGTCGCAGAACAAATGGCATCCATCGGACAGTCATACCATGTAGCGTTTCAGGTACACGATGAGGTAATCATCAGCTGCCTGGAAGAAGACAAGGCACACGCACAGGAACTCGTTGAGAGGAAAATGTCAACCCCGCCCTCGTGGGCTAGGGATTTACCTGTTGCTTGCGAGTCTGGCGTGGGGTATAACTACGGTGATGCTAAGTAAACTTTACCGTGAGTGGCGAACACCGCCCTTACGGTGCATACCTATGGAGGTCAAATGCAGTTAGCACATTCATTTTCAGCTATCAAGCTGTATGAAAACTGCTCGAAACGTTACTACCATCAGCGAGTAACGAAGGAGGTGCAGGATACAGGTGGCGAAGCCAGTAAGTATGGTGAGCGTATCCACGAGTTCTTAGAGCAGAGGTTGGTAAACAACACGCCTCTACCAGTCGAGGCTGAAAAGTATGAGGTTATCTGCAAGACTGTGGAGAACATGGCTAGGGGTGGAGAGTTACACGCAGAGCGCCAACTGACCCTGACCGAGAACCTTACACCAACAAGTTGGTTTGCGGATGACGCATGGTTACGATCCATACTGGATGTCTTGATACTCAAGGGTGACACGGCAGTGGTTGTGGATTGGAAGACAGGCAAGCGAAGACCAGACTTTACACAGCTTGAGATGTTCGCCTTGCAAGTATGGAAGCACTTCCCTGAGGTCGTGACCATCAAGACTTCATTCGTCTGGCTCAAAGACATGGCAATGGATTCTGAGGAGTTCAGTCGAGAGCAGTCCGACGAGATGTGGAGTAACTTGCTGTCTAGGATTAACCGCATCTACCAATCTGCGGAGCATGAGAACTGGCCTGCCAAACCAAGTGGGTTATGTCGGTTCTGTCCTGCAAAAGATATGTGTGACTACGCTCAAATCTAACCAATGTGAGTTTAAAGACTGATGGATATAGATAAAGAAATTATAGACGAAGCCATACGTATAGGAGAACACGCGGAGCAGCGGAAAAAAGAGGATATTGCAGAAGCCGCTAGGATCAGGATGGGTACGTCCTCGCTTCCACAGTGGCAGATAGAAGCTATTCAGATGTCGGCTAAACTCGGGGTACCTATCCAATCAGAGACAGCGAAGGCCGTTCTCGAACTGCCCGATGATTAACATTTAACTTGACAAGGATGTAAAGAGCATGTCAAATACACCTGAAGGGAAAATCAAACGTAAACTTGACAAGATGTTAAAGTCTTATCCGAGGGTTTGGTTCTTCTCTCCACAAGCGGGGCCATTCGGTAGAGCAGGTATACCTGACAGAGTGGCGGTAGTTGCAGGTAGGTTTATTGGTATAGAGTGCAAAGCGGATAAGGGCAAGAAGCCGACTGCACTACAAGTAAAGGCTATGAAGGAGATAGAGATGGCAGGTGGCAAATGCTTCCTTGTTTATGATGACGACACCATAGAAGAGGTGCGTCAGTACATAGAGGAGTGGGGAGGATGATAGTCGTAGAGCAAGCAAAGGCTCTAGCACTAAACCTTACACACCCCAACAAAGTGCTAGACACAATCCCCACAGCAAAGGTGCTGAACTTTAAGGGGAAAGATATTGTAGTAGCGCCACATAGGTTGGACGAAGTTAAAGTCCTGCGTAACTTAGGTATCCCTGCGCCATCGCCTATCCTGCATTACTACGATTGGGTTGGTAGGTTCACCCCCTACGACCACCAGAAGATGACAGCAGCTTTCCTGACAATGAATCACCGTGCGTTGGTTCTCAACGAGATCGGCACAGGCAAGACGCAATCCGCACTATGGGCGGCAGATTATTTGATGAAGATTGGTGCAGTTAAAAAGTGTTTGATTATCTCACCGCTGTCTACGCTTGAGCGAGTGTGGGGTGACGGTATCTTTATGGGCTTTCCCCATAGGACTGCTGTTACTTTACATGGCACAGCGGCAAGACGGAAGAAGCTACTCAAGACTAAGGCTGACTTCTACATTATTAACCATGATGGGTTCAACATAATCAGCGAAGACGCAAAGGATATGTTCGACTTG